ACTAAGTACTTTGTAGAAGGTGGTCCTGTTACAACAGTAGCAGATAGTGGAGATTCAGAAACAGAATTCTTCATTGCTTCTGGTTTAGGTTTCCCTATCTCAGATTCAGTTGGTGCTAAAGCATCCATCAAGTATGAATCAAATGATGGTGGAGACAACAAGTACGAGTTTAAAACTGGACTAAAGTACAAGTTCTAAATCACAATAAATAAGAGAGTCTTCGGACTCTCTTTTTTTCTCTATAACTATGGCAAAATCTCCAGGTGGAACGGTAATCTATACAAGAACAGGTTGCCCCTATTGCACAAAAATAAAAGAAGTGTATAATACACAAGGTTGGTCTTACACAGAGTACCAACTAGGTCTACAGTTCACACGTCCACAATTTAAACAAGAGTTCGGACAGAATGCCACCTTCCCACAGGTCATTATCAATGGCAACAAGTTGGGTGGATGTACTGAGACTGTAAAATATCTTAGAGAGTCACAATTAATTTGATTGTAATGAAAAACTACGACCCCCACAATGAGATGTTATACTCTTTGTTGGATAAGACGATTGATACAGCAGTCGCTGAGGGTAGATATCTCTTTAGTATGGAGGGATATCTTACAGGTCATGACTATACTAGAAAGCAGACCAAGAGTCTACTAGAGTCCACAGTCTTTTCTGAAGTTAAGGAAGCACACGATGAACTATCAGGTTACATACGTGGAGACTCTATGCTCAAAGAAGCATACGGTTTCATTCCAAAAGCAAAAGCAAAGAAGACTAGGGACTACTTTAAAAAGATCATTACTCAGGCAGAAGAGTACTATGATCAACGAAAACCAGGACGCAAACTGGGTTCGAAGAACAAATCTAAACGCACTAAATAATTAAAACTAACGGAGTAACGTATGACTGATATTTCTTTTCTTTACATTGCGTTCTTCCTAACATTGGGTAGTTTTTTCTTAGGTTTCGTGCTATCATGGAATCTGAAAGACGTATTCGATGAGTGGTCTGAACGAGCAGACTATGCACAACAGGTAATCCATCCAGAAATGTATAATGCAGAGGGGGAACTCGCTAACCCCGATGAAATACTTTACTTGCGTTTTACTGATATTGATGCTACACTAGACGATGATGAAGAGTAAACTATGAAACTATTGATTTCAGAAGTGCTTCAGAAAGCACACAATGCAAAGACAAAAGCAGAGAAAATAAGAATCTTACAAGAGAATAAAACTCCTGCACTGATGTCTATGTTCATAATAAATTATGATGAGAGTGTCATTCCCCTAGTACCATTAGGTGAAGACGTACCCTATCGTAAGAATGAAGCACCAGAAGGTACTGAGCATTCTAAATTAGAGCATGAAGCAAGGATACTATTCCACTTCTTTAAAGGTGGTTCTAAACTAACTCCTATCAAAAGGGAAACCATGTTCATACAACTGTTAGAAGGTCTACATCAGACTGAAGCAGAGGTTGTGGTCAAGGCAGTAAATAAGAACTTACATAAGCGTTACAAGATCACACAGGCATGTGTGAAGGAAGCATTCCCAGAGATAGTCTGGGGTGGTAGAACATGAAGGTTCTTGTACATGAATGTGATCCTGTCAAGGATAATAAAAGAAATCTACCTGTCAATGCGTACATCGTTACGTATGAAAAGGAGGGAGCAGAGAAGCATGACATTGTTATCTGCACCTCAGTTGTAGAGATCTTTGATCATTACTACGACTTATATAAGAAAGGATTAAAGAAATGGGTGCAAGCAGATGGAAGAGTTCCAACAAGGCAGTGGAACAATTTGCAAGAACAAAAACAGGAACCAACGAAACCGAAGAAGGGAAGAAGATGAATCCCATCTATCAGTATAGAAAGTGGAACGACAAGACCGAGGAAGAGAAGCGAGACTTAGAACTTGCAAGTAAGATCCTTGGTTTTATTATAAATCCTTTCATACTGTGGGCAGCATGGAACATATGTATCCCTGCTCTCTTTGGTCTACCGCCTATAGGTTATGTCTATTCACTAGCACTATACACACTAGTTAAAATTATTAAATGAGTAAAGTTTGTCTTGTCTCCGTCACACCTGACGCTGAAAAAACTATAGGATACATAGCAAGAGTATCTAACCCCAACAACCAAGATAACCCTAAGGTTGAGAAGTTGTTAGAGTATTGTATTAAGCATGGACATTGGTCTATCTTTGAGCAAGCACACATGACACTAGAGATCAATACCTCTCGTGCTATCGGTGCACAAATCCTCAGACATAGATCATTTACTTTCCAAGAGTTTAGTCAGAGATATGCAAACACTGAACTACTTGGTACTAACATACCTATACCTGACTTGAGGAGACAGGATGATAAGAACAGACAGAACTCTATCGATGATCTAGATGAGAAACAAGTATCGTTCCTACAAGGTAGGATCGCACAGTATTTCGCTGAAGGCATTGACCTCTACAGTGAACTCATACGTGAGGGTGTTGCGAAGGAGTGTGCGAGAATGGTTCTCCCACTAGCAACTCCGACCCGTATATACATGACAGGAAGTGTTCGGTCATGGCTTCACTATATAACATTACGTACTGCTAATGGTACACAGAAGGAACATGCAGACGTAGCAAACCTATGTCGAGATCATTTCATCTGTAACTTCCCATTAGTATCCAAGGCAATGGGATGGTGTCCTACTGCTGATGACTGTGACTGTCATGATGACTACTACAACGACCTACAACCCTGTTTGAGGATAGACCCCTAATGCCTAGATACGATTTCATAAACAAAGAGACTGGAGAGATCATCCTCGATGTGAGTATGTCCTTCACGAAGCTCGATAAATATAAAGAGGAGCACCCAGAGTTAGAAAGATACTTTGGGAATCAAACACTTAAAACAACATATGGTCTCCCTAAACAGTCTGATGGATTTAAAGAAGTAATGTCTAAAGTCCAATCAGCACACCCTAAAGCGAACCTTTCGAGGTACACCTAAATTATGCCAGTAAAGAAACGTAAGCAACAATCTCCTGCCTCTATGAGTGCCAAGCAATTACGCAGGACAAAACCGATCAACCTTGATCAACTTAAGGTGATCGAACCACTGTCCGACAATCAACAAACAGTCTTCGACTCGTACAAGGAAGGTAAGAACCTTGTACTACATGGTGCTGCAGGTACAGGTAAAACTTTTATCAGTTTGTATCTAGCATTGCAACAGGTACTTGACGTTTCTTCACCATATGAGAAAATATATATGGTTCGGTCTTTAGTTCCTACTAGAGAGATTGGTTTCCTACCAGGTGACCACGAAGATAAGTCTAATCTATATCAGATACCTTATAAGAACATGGTGAAATACATGTTCGAGATGCCTGATGAAAAATCCTTCGAAATGTTGTATGATAATCTTAGGACTCAAGCAACAATAAGTTTCTGGTCTACCTCATTCATACGTGGTACTACATTTGACAGGTGTATTATCATAGTAGATGAGTTCTCTAATCTAAATTTCCATGAACTAGATTCCATCGTTACTCGTGTTGGACAGGACTGTAAGATAATATTCTCAGGAGACTATTCACAATCTGATCTTATCAAAAGCGGTGAGCGTCAAGGTGTGCTAGACTTTATGAAAGTACTACAAACAATGCCATCATTTGAGACTGTAGAGTTCGGTATCGAAGATATCGTACGCTCAGGACTTGTACGTGAGTATCTCGTATCCAAAATCCAACTAGGTTTATCGTAATGAAAAAATTTAATCATGTGGGTCCTGCAGGAGAGTTGCAGGAATTAAAAACCCAAAACGTTGATGGTCAAAGGTTCTACCAAGCACCTTCGGGCAAATGGCTCCCCTCTGTTACTACTGTGGTTGGTAAGCAATCAGTAGATGGTATTAGGAAGTGGGAGAAAAGAATAGGACTTCTGAAAGCAGAAAAGATTAGACGTGCGTCAGCATGGAGAGGTACTCAGTACCATACTATAGTGGAGTGTTATTTAAAGAATGAACCTGAGAAAATTGAGAAGAGCGAGGGTCTTCCCTCGTTCCTTTTTGGGGCTAGTCGTGAGGTGCTTGATCGTATTGATAATATTCATTTGTTGGAAGCCCCTCTCTATTCTACTGACTTGGGCATTGCTGGCCGTGTCGATTGCATTGCTGAGTTTGATGGCGAACTTGCTATTATAGATTTTAAAACTACCAATAGTATAAAGAAAGTAGAGTGGTTGGAAAAGTATTTCGTACAGGAATCAGCGTACGCTTACATGTACTACGAGAGGACAGGGATAGAGGTAGATAAATTAGTCACACTTTCTGTAGCAGAGAACGGTGAGACACAAGTAGAACAACGTTACGACAAGAGTCCTTATGTAGATACTCTTTGTGAATGGATTAAAGATTTTAAGATGTCTCTCCTTACAAGTTGGGCAGTCGAACAGTCAGGAGTAACACTGTGAAAGAATTAGAAGAGAACTTTATGACACAACCAAAGTTTAGTGCTTTAGTTGAGACCTGTGTGGCAGAATCAAATGGATTGATAAACTACATAGAAGCAGTAGCAACTGTGTGTGATGAGCATGGTATAGAAGTAGAGGTAGTAAACAAACTCATTTCTAAACCACTAAAGGATAAGATCAAAGCAAATGCACAACTACTTAATTGTATAAAGAGAACTACTAGAGGAGTATTACCACTATGAGTACAGCAGATGATTTCTTAAAATCTGAAGTAATTAAAGAAGAACTAGATGATCTTCAGAGAACTTATACTGAGTTGTTGAGCATGTCTCAGGAGTTCAGTTCTTATGATACAGAGGGACAACTAGACCATATCAATAAGACACTAGAACTCATAGCAAAACAGAAGGTATTCTATGCACGTCTTCAGTTGATGGAGCAGCATATCACATACGAAGAGGACGAGAAGGACAGTGAAGTGATGGATATGAAGAAGAGAATTGACAATGTAAGTGGCATGTATTCTGGTGGTAAAAATCTACTAGAGATTCTTGAGGCAATGGAGACAAAACTATTACAATGGAAGAGTGCACTACTTGACAAAACATAAATAGTACGTTACGATTACACAGTAACAACATACCAAATACAATTAATACGGAGAATAAGAATGTCATTCGCATCACTTAAGAAATCCTCAGGATCAGTTGCTAAACTGACTAAGGAGTTAGAAAAACTTAGTGGCAAAGGCGGTGGAAATGGTCCTGACGATAGACTCTGGAAACCAGAAGTCGATAAGGCAGGTAACGGTTACGCAGTTATAAGATTCCTACCTGCACCAACAGGTGAAGATCTACCTTGGGCACAAGTATGGTCACATGCATTCCAAGGCACAGGTGGATGGTACATTGAGAATAGTCTCACTACACTAGGACAAAACGATCCTGTAGGAGAACTCAATAGAGTACTATGGAACAGTGGAATTGATTCAGACAAAGACGTTGCTCGTAAGCAAAAGAGAAAACTCTCTTACTTCAGTAACATATTAGTAATCAAAGACCCACTACATCCAGAAAATGAAGGTCGTGTATTCCTATACAAGTATGGGAAAAAGATTCATGACAAATTAGTAGAAGCAATGAAGCCTCAGTTCGAGGATGAGCAACCAATCAACCCATTCGATTTTTGGAAGGGTGCTGATTTTAAACTTAAGATCGTCAAGCAAGATGGATACTGGAACTATGATCGTTCCGAGTTCGCTGCACCTACAACACTAGGTGACTATGACGATGCAAAGTTAGAAGAAATCTACAACCAAGAGTATTCTCTAGCAGAGTTTACTAGTCCTAAGAACTTTAAGTCTTATGAAGACCTAGAGAAGAGACTAAACTTGGTACTTGGGAAGGGAGCAGCGAGAGTAGAAACTCGTGTAGAGCAGGAAGAATTAGAAATTCCTGTGACAGTTAAAGAAGAGACCACTAAACCTACCAGTGGGTTTGGAGATAGTGTAGAATCATTAAAGACAGACGAGGATCCAGACCTCGCATACTTCAGCAGATTAGCAGAGGAAGATTAATGAAACTAGCACTTGCAGCACTGTTGCTCGTTACACCTGTAGCGTCAGCAGAAGAGTGGAAGAGAGAATTAAATGACTATCGCTCTCAAGCAGGGTACTCTACCGAACGCAAGTGTGTTCGTCAAGAGTATAGGGAAGAATATATTCCTGGTACTGCTAACTCACCAGGTTATGTCAGGTCTTGGCATGAACAGGTAGAGATTCCATGCTCAGGTGTTACACGTTACAGAAGAAGTACTATCATAGAACGTGATAGTAATGACTGTTCAGATGGTAAGATAGCAGGTGGTCTCCTAGGTGGTGCAGCAGGTGCTGCATTATCACAAGGTGACGGTAGATGGTGGGCGATACCACTCGGTGTGGTAACAGGTGCTACCATTGGTTGCGACATAGATGGTGGGTGATATATAATTCACCTCTAGAAACACAAATACCCCAAATAAAAATTCGGGGTATTTTTTTGTCTGTAGGGTCGATGTAAGTATTTCTACCTAGTAACCACCTGAGGAACCAGAAGAACTAGAGGAGGAAGACGAAGAGGTATTACTTGATGTACTGCTAGTAGATGAAGCATCAGTAGTACCAGAGATAACTCCAGAATCGTTAACGTTACCAGTATTTGATGAATCTACAGTTCTAGTAACTGCACCAGATTCGGTAACTGTAGTAGTAACGGTTCTATTAACCAATTCCTGTGAAGACGCAAATGCGACAGATGGTGTTTGACCATATAATGTTGTATATGCGTCTTTTTGCGTTGCGAAGATTTCTTCGACTGCACCCCATGTGTACTTAACGTCATCATCGCCAACTTCGTCATTTGGTTGATATTTGACTAAACTCTCGAATTCCTCTATAAACTCACCAATGAATGCTTTGCGTAATAACCAAATATTTGATTTATACTCATTTTGCTGTCTTTCGTATTCGAAGTTAGAAACAGGATATGCACAATTCTCCTTAATAGTGCCATCAGGCAGATAATAGCGAAATTCTTCATTTACCTCTAATCCTTCTCTTAGGACAATATCACCTGCATCGCTTCTTATTTCATTTGTCTCATAATGGTGAACATTAGTCGCATTACCATATGTCTTAATAACATACTCATATAACTCATGTTCAGAGAATGGCCAATCTCTGTAGATATTGGTAATATTGTTGCATATGCATATAATCCAATCATAGTCAGAACTACCATATTCCTCTTGTGCAACCTGATATGGTTTCATATCATTAGGAATGGTATACTGTTGGAATCCTAATACATTAGATCTTATATTATCAATTAACTTAATTCTTCTAAAGATATTTTTAGCAATAACGTATGGTTCTACGTTATTAGTACGTTGACTCTTTATTCTGACCTTTACATTAGGTAGTGATGAAAAATAATTAGCCATTAGTCAGTCGCCTCCTCTCCAGAATCTAGTTCTCTTGCTCTATCTTGAGCACTATTCATAAATGAGAAATCATCGTCTTTACTCATATCCTGTACTCCATAACCAGTTCCACCTTTAAGAAGATTCCTTGTAAGGAATGCAGTCTCATCAAACTTGAGTGATAGTTTATAACTAGCAGGACCATAATCAATATCACGATTACCACCTACCGTATCTTTGATACTCGTGTTCTGACCACTAGGGGTTAAATTGACATCCATATTAGATAGTACCATCTTTACAGGGAACTGCATAATATATGATAATTGGGCAGGTTCGTTTAGTTTCTGTGTTTTAGTATTACCTGGTTGGTATCTCACAATAGAGGTTTTAAAGAATCTTGGTATTGTTAACCAACGATTAGTTGCACCACTAGTGCCTGGTAACATAGAATCACGTAGAACACTGATAATATTTCTTATTTCTCTTGCTTCTGATTCATTACGAGGTGCCATATCAAAGTCAAACGTATGACTACGATAGTTAGTACCTTCGAATACAGTCTCTTGATATGGATTAAATACTTTCTGTTTTACTAAACCTGCTAACTGATCTTTATTGAGCTCAGTGTCTATAAGAGGGACGTTGTTAAACATACCTGATACTGCACTGAATGTAGCTTGTGGTGTAGCACTAGCAGCACCTTGACTTATAGCTTCTGCTAATCCTTCGGAGTCACCACCTGACATGGCAGTAGTTAGTGCATCGCCAAATGGTCCTAAAGTTGCTTTATTATATGATACTCCATATGTCTCTCTCAATTCATGTGGTAAATATAAATAAATACTACTATAGATTGCTTCATCAGCAAACTTATTTCCTTGGAACTTTCCACCAGTTCCACCACCTTGCGTACCAACGTAGTTATAGGGACTGGACTTACCAGGATCGTATATAGTGAATTTTAGATAATCTAACGATTCTGATCCAAAACGCATATCCTCCGATATATCCTCATCACGCACATTTGCACCACGAGGTGATACAAGTGGATACATGTAACGGGATGAAATAGAATGATCTGACCAAACAGGCATATGAGTTACTCTGGAAAATTTAAACCATCAAACACAAATAAGTATAAAGGTGATCCCACCAATATTATTTATAGGTCTTTATGGGAAAGAAAGTTTATGGTGTGGTGCGACAACAATGAAAACGTCTTGGAGTGGGGCAGTGAAGAGATTATTATACCTTATCGTAGTCCCGTGGATAATCGTGTTCATCGTTATTTTCCCGATTTCTACGTTAAAACAAGAACGAGAACAGGAAAGTTATCAAAAAATATCATTGAGGTCAAACCTTTTGTTCAGACTCAAGAACCGAAACGTAAGAAACGTGTCACCAAGAAGTATTTATCAGAAGTAAAGACATTTGTGATAAATGACGCTAAATGGAAGGCAGCAGATGAATATTGTAAGGATCGTAGGATGAATTTCATAATACTTACAGAGAAAGAATTAAAGGTATGAGTGTATTCACAACCATAAAAGACTCTACACAGGGTGCACCCAAGACTAAGGACTGGTATAGATCCCAGTTATTTCAGCAGTTGGGTGACTATACAGGTGGTTTTAGTCAAGGTGATATCATATATTTTAACTATAGTCCATCCACACCTGCACAGAAGTTACCATGGTATGATGCATTCCCTATGGTACAAATTATGCAGAATGATGCAGGATTACTGCAGTTTGAGGGTGGTAATCTACATTATCTAAGACCAGAAATGCGTCAATCAGTAGCAAAAACATGGGGTTCGGGTGGTTTACAATATCCTATCCAGTGCCATCATAAATACTTTATGTCTAATGCTACTAATATTAAAGTAGTGCCTAGGGAAGAGTTTATAGACATGGTTCCTTTACCAGTAGAAAAGTTTTATACTTCTGTCGGTAGTCGATGGATCGATATTCCTAGCAGTTTCATATGGAGTAAATTATGACACTATCAGGTGTTCCATACAGTCCTAACAGTTTTAATACCTTTAAAGAAGCAGTTAATCTTGGGTCATACGAACCTGCGAAGAGTAATCTATACGAAATTTCCTTCGCATTACCGCCATGTTTAGCAGCAGAATCACCTACACAGTGGAGACCAGAGGATAATGGTGGTAAAGAACTTATGATCTCAATGAGTTTATTTGCACAAAGCGTCACTATCCCAAGTAGAGCAGTTACTACTGGTGAAGTCAATAACCACGGAATGATTCGTCGTTTCGGTACTGGTCAGACTGCATCGGAAACTCAGATCAGTTTTTTAGTTACTAAGGATCAGGTTCATAGAGATTATTTTGAGAGATGGTGCCATTGTGTAGCATCAGATGCTGATAATACTGTTGGATTCTATGATCATTACGTTACTGAATTTCAGATAGTCAAATGGGAGAATGGATCTAATACATTCCTTCAGTCATTTAATGCTAAAGACCCATTAGAGGTATATAAGCAAAGACTGAACCAAGCAACTGCAGTATATAAGATGTATGGTGTTTTTCCTACAAACATAGGAACTTTCGAGTTAAGTAACGATGAGACTAGTTTACTTAGCTTAGACGTTCAGTTAGTGTTCGAGAGATATAGATTTGATACTGTCAACATCGATGGGATATCAAGTAATAGTCCACAAAGAACATACACTAGCGATGCTATACCTAGACAAGGAAACTTTTCTAAATATGGTGCCTAAATAATTCTATCGTTATATTTAATTATGCCTTTACCAAAACTTGCAGTGCCTGATTATGACTGCACATTACCTGTCAGTGGTAAGAAAGTCAGTTACCGACCCTTTCTTGTTAAAGAGGAGAAGTTGCTTTACCTAGCAATGGAGACTCAAGATGAAAAAGAAATGGGAAAAGCAGTTAAGAGTATCCTCAAAGCATGTACCAATGTTAAGGATGTTGACAAACTAGCTACATTTGAGATTGAGTATTTATTTTTAAGAATTCGTGCTAAAGCAGTTGCTGAAGTCAGTGAATTTAAGATAACATGTCCTGATGATGGTAAAACTCAAGTAGATGTTAGTTTAGATTTGGAAGAGATTGAGGTAACAGTTCCTAGAACACATAAAAAGATTCTAGATGTTGGCGATGATGTTAAGATTGAGATGAAATATCCATCTCTTAATGCATTCATTGATCGTAACATGAAGAATGATCCTACAATGGAGGATGTCTTCGAACTATCTGCAGCATGTATTGATAAAGTATATCAAGGTGATGAGATCTATGATTCTTTTACAAAGAAAGAAGCAGTGGACTTCATCGGTGACATGAATCAAGATCAATTTTCTAAGATCCAAGAGTTCTTTGAGACTATGCCTAAACTAGAGCATACTATTACAGTAAAGAACCCTAAGACTAAGAAAGAAAGTGAGGTTAAACTGGAGGGTCTTGCATCTTTTTTCGCATAGCGATGTTGCACGACAGTCTTGAGAATTACTTTAAGACTAATTTTGCTCTCATGCAGCATCATAAGTACAGTTTAACGGAATTGGAAAACATGATCCCATGGGAACGTGATGTTTATATTACGCTGCTAATACAGTATCTAAAAGAAGAAGAAACTCGTAGGAAGCAACGTGAGAACAAAGGTCAGATAGCACTCTAATGACAGCAACGATTAGAAAATTTATTAAAACTAATCCTATAAGAGTAACAACTCCTTATAGCAAGCAGTTGCGTGCACATCAGATTCAGTATCATAGATTAGGTAATACGCTAACAGGCATTGGTGAAGGTCTAGCGTCTATGCAAAATATGATGCAGTTTCAGTTAGATTTCTTAAAAGATTCTTTTGTAGAAGAGACTAAAGAGATAGAGCAAGAGAAAGAAAAGAAACTTGAGGTTGGTGATGTACTGGTAGAGGAACAGGAGAAACAAGAGAATTTAGAAGCAGATAAGGAAGCCGAGCAGGAGCAGGAAGCACTTGGGAATGCAGAAGAAGATGGTGAAGCAGCAGCTAAAAAGGTTCCAAAGCAGAGACTAGGTTTCTTAGAAGGTTTTGCTAAGTCACTGTCACCTGTATTTGGGTTCCTTAAGAAGGTTACTGGACTAGTAGTTGGTGTTGGATTCTATAAGTGGTTAGGTAATCCTGCTAATGTTGAGAAGATACAGTCCTTACTTAAGTTTTTTAAGGTCATATTTACATGGACAACTGGTCTCATAGGGATGGGACTAGATGGTATACTGACTGGTGTAGGTAATATATTTGGTAGTAAAGATCCTGGTCAAAGCAATCTTAGCAAGGCATTTGAGGGTATATTTGGTGTATTTAAAATATTAGGTGGAGTCGCATCTCTTTGGTTAGCTTCTAGAGTATTATTTCCATGGAAGTTAATTGGTGATGTGAAGATGATGCAGACAATAGGTACTGCATTAACTGCTGCTGAAGCATCGGGTGGTGGTGGAAAAGGAAAAACAAAACTTAAGAAACCTAGACTTAGGAAGTTTAAGAACATTGGTGATCGTACACGTAACTTGCGTAGAAGAATGCAGGTTCGTGGTGGTAGAACGATGCAGGATATTAATAAGTTCGCATCAAAGACAACAAGAAGATTTAGACCAACAAATATAAAGAGAATGGCAAATGTTGGTATGGAGAAGTTAACGAGATTTGGATCTACAACTGCATCTAACTTTAAAAATCAGGTAGATAATCTAGGTAAGGGTGTAGGTAACATGTGGTCGAAAGTTAAAAATATAGGTAGTATGGTTAAATCCAAAGCAGGAAAAGGTTTTAACTTTGCTAAGGATATGACTCAGAAGCAGCTCAAGAGACTTAGTAGTTGGCAAGATGATTTTGTCAAGAATATGGGTAAGAACTGGCAGCAGATGAAGGAGTTTGGTAAAGGTGTAGCAAAGAAGATAGGAGATATAGCGGAATTAGCAAAAGACCCTAAGAAGTTAATAGAAATGGTAAAGGGTAATCTGAAGGGCAAAATCAATGCACTTGTTAAGAAGGATAAAACTATAAAGAAGTTGGTTGATTTGGCAAAGAATCCTAAGAAGATTAAGGATGGTATACGAGGAATGCTCAAGAGTGCGAAGAAGAGTAAAGGATTACTAAAACTTCGCAAGGGATTGGAAATGGCGAAGAAGTCAACCAAGGGTGTTGGTGGTATAGACAAACTAATTGCAGCATTAATGGGTGTACTTGATTACACTGTATTTGGTGAGGCACCAGTCAACGCAATCTTACGGGCACTTGGTGGGCTAACGGGTTATACTGCAGGTTTTGCTATTGGTGCACCGTTTGGTGGATTTCCTGGTTTTGTTACTGGTATGGCAGGTGGTGCACTTGGTGAAATAGCTGGTGATGGAGTATCAGCAATGATCGCATCAGTGATTCCCAAGAAACTTAACAAAGATCCTATCATGAATGATGGTAGACCTCTTGCGAGAAATCCTTTTAAGAAAGACAAACCAGTGGAAGTAGAGGAGAGCTCAGAGAAAATATCTACCAAATCTAGAGTTTCAGGTCGTTTTGATTTAGATACTGGCACAGGATATATTAATGGTGTCGAAGTTTCCATGAAAGAGTATGAAGCATTTGCAAACATGAGTGAGCAAGAGAAGTTAGCAAAGTATGGTAAAACTGAGTTATCTAAGGGTGGTGTGGTACCAATGTTCAGTAAAGGTGGTCAGATTCCACAACCAATGCCTGAGTTAAAAATGGGCGGGAATACTCTAAATATAAAGAGAGAAACAGTTAACGTAGTTGCAAAGTCAACACCTAGAGCTCGAGCTAAGAATAAAAGTACTATATTAATAGTGAATCAAAGGGTCATAGTACCGAAGAATGTACCTGGTCCTCCACCTAAGGTATCCTATACCAGAACAACACCAATGATTACTGACTAATGGCAAGTTTACCAAGAGCACGTTTATATAAGATGGTGACTCCACCTCAGGTGAAGTCGGGAATCACTGTGAAAATTGGTGATAAGACTGTTGCGGGTCAGACTAGTGGTATGTCCACACTGATTAAAGCAACTAATAGCCTAGGTGCTACTGCTAATAGCATAGCTATTATCGTTGAGAAGATGGTTGGGACATTTAGCCAGCAGATGAAGCAGCAGATATCTCAGCAGCAGGAGTTGATGGATAGAAGGACTGAAGCATTAGAAGAGCTAACAACAGCAAGAAGAGAAGAACAAGAAGATCTAATACGACAACAGAATTTAGCAGCAGATAAGAAAGCAGAGCAGTTGCAAGAAGGAAAACCTGCACCTGATGTTAAACCAGAACCAGAAAAAGAAACAGGAGGTAAGTTAAACTTTGGATTTGGTTTCTTAGGTGGTCTACTTGGATTCATGAGTAAACTATTCGCAGGTCTAGTTGGACTTAGTTTACTTAAATGGGCAAGTAAACCTGATAATATTAAGAAGACGAAGAAGTTTATAGAAGCAATAGGAACGGTAGGTAAATGGTTACTTAACACAGCAACCTTTATGATTGACATGGGACTTGGTGGTCTCATGGAGTTTATGGAGAAACCATTGAGTTTCGGTGGTGTGTTTGGTATTCTAAAATTTGCCACTGCATTGGCAGTACTGTTTGCACCAGTAAGTTTAGCTAAACTAGGTATTGGAACTGTAATAAAACAGTTTAAGAGTGGTGCATTAGTTAAGAATCTCAAAGGGATGTTTAAGGGTATATTTGGTCTCTTTAAGGGAATCATTGGATTTATATCCAGAAGACCTCTTGCTGCAGCAATAGCGGGTGGAGCATTACTTGCTTGGGGTATCAAGTCTAAGATGGATGAGGATAAAGAAGAACGAGAACTAGATGATGGTGCAAGAAAAGAAGAGAATAATAGTTCAGTAAAACTACCACCAGAAGTGAAGGGTAAGCAGAATAGTGGTATTATAGAGAAGGGAGAGGTAACTGGCGGTAATATGACCAAAGAGCAAATAGAAGCTCAAAAGGCATATATGAGTCTGGAAGAAGATATGATGCAAGCCATCGAAGATGGTGACATGAAGAGGCATTCACAATTACAAAAAGAACAGGATGCGTTACCAAAATTTGCAGGTGGTGGATGGATCTCAGGTCCTCAGTCTGGTTATCCTGTATCATTGGATGGTGGTAAGTCTACTAGCTTCATAGGTCATGGTACTGAGTATGTTGGACTACCAAAGAAGGCAGCAGGTGGTGCATTTGTTGTCCCGTTTGATACACCTGCAACCCGTACGAATCCTGGTCTTACTAATCGAAGAATGGCAGAGGCAACAACTAAAGGATTTTCAGTACCTTTTAGTGTTGGTGGATTACTCCCACAATATAAGGAAGGTGGGCAGTATAAAGACTACTGGAAAGATAAAGACATATCTCATTTCGGACAGATGGGATATAGGATGGGGCAGATTATGCCTGAACACTTAGTTGTTGCATTCTCAACATTAAAAGAGAAAACTGTAACTAGGAATGGTGAAATAATAGATGATGAATCATATTCTCATTTCGATGAAGGAATAGCAAGTGTTGGTACGGAAGATATGAAAGAACACCAGAAAGATCTGGTACAAAGAGTGCAGAAAGTACCTGGCTATGAGAATAAGAACTTTTTGGATATCTTATATAAGAGAAATATGATGCCACCACAACAGTTCGTACCTATTCTGAACTCTAGTGATGCATCAAAACAAAGTGATGATAAGTACTTCGCTGCTCGTAAAAAAGATAGAGAAGCAGGACTAGCGTTCCCACCTGGTACTGCATTAATTGATAAATTATCAGAACTAGGAATATTCTCAGGTGGTGGTAAGGTAAATATAGATGCAGTAAAACATCGTGATGTGGGTGGATACATTAATAGTCAAGAATCTGCAGCAGAATCAGATTTTAATGACATGAGTGGTGGTTCATCAGTCAATACAATAAATCTTCCTGATAAGGTACAATCCAGTGGTAATCAAGAAGTTCCAGTTGCACCACCTATTGTTATACCTAATGATTACGAACCACCTGCTAATGATTTCTTCCAAACTCGTTATGGGTTGATGGCAGATAGTAAAGCTTCCCCTGTTGAGATGTTCTAATGGCAGCACAAGCAAAGGATTATAAAGTAGTAGATGCTTATATTGTACATGAGGGTACAAAGTATGACATCAAAGCAATGATAGCAGAGTTCGATTGGATGGAGAGTATCGACTCACCTTTCGTGCGTTGTGATATGACAATACTAGACTCGATACAGTTTGGTGATATACTATTTGGTGATGAAATGGTTAAGCTATGTTTTGAGACATATGCATCCATAGACCCTGCACAGAGAAACAGTAGAAACGCTAAGAAGACTAGGATTGATGCTGATCTACAGATTTATAAGATTGGTAGTGTAATCAAATCCGAGAGAGCAAAGGTTTATATTCTTCATTGCTCATCACCAGAGGTATATTTAAACGAAGCAAACAGGACATTTGGTGGGTTCGGTCCTCATGCACAGAAACCAGATACAGTAAGGTATGTAATTAGTCAAAAACTGAAAGCACCACAGAAGATCAAGCATAAAGGAGCAATAGAACCACATAGTAATATTAATTTCATATCACCAAACTGGAGACCAGTTGACTGCATTTCATATGTTACTGATAAAGTTGTTAGAAAAGAAAGTAAAGGAGGAAAAGGTGGTAAGCTTACAACCCAGTCTGGATTCTTATTCTATGAAAATCGTTTAGGATTTAACTTCCAAAGTATTGATTACTTATGTGAACAGGAATCATTAGAGACATACACATATACACCAGGTGGATCTGCAGAAGCTGCATCAGGTGACAATGCTTATCGTATTGAGAGTGTCACATATCCCGAAAGAATGAATCATCTTGATAAGATGCGTTCAGGGTTATATAAGAACATCACTTATGGACTAGTAATTCCTGCAATATCAGAGAGTGCTATACCTAATCCTGCAGCCACTAGTAGTGTAGCATTTGATAAGTTGTATGAGTCTGGAAACGTTCCTGCAGGTTTTTCCGTACCAGAATATGCTAGCTCATTATCAGGTTCAGACTTTACAAACTATCTTGACTCTGCTAAAACAAGTACTAATTTCTTTAGTGCAGGTGGAGAATCAAGTCGTTCATTCAGTATGGAATCGTTTACCTATGCAATGAACTTTAAGAATACTTCTAAACAGATACAAACTGCAGAGAATCAATCTAAAGCAGGTGGTACATCACAACCCCCTGCAGTATTTTCACTTGGGCAAGTCTTCTCTACTGCTTCTACACTAGAGAAAGCACCACCATTTGATGCGAAAAAGATAGAGCAATATTCTCAAGATCATCCAACAAGGATGAAAGTTAGGATCTTACCAAAATATACACAACAAACATCTGGTCAGCCCAATAATGGTGCTGATAATCAACCACAAGACGTACTAGTGACAGGTGCTTATGCTGCAGCAAGGTTAGCATTACTAAACACACTGACTCTTACTATTAAAGTTGCAGGTAATACTAGACTATATGCAGGTGGTATAGTTAAGACTGTTATACCTGAGTCTGGTACTGAGAAGAATAGCGAAAATGTCAAGCAAGATAAGAAATATAGTGGTAGATATCTCATAAGAGGACTCAAGCATACCTACAAAAAGACTGGTATGTCTACAGAGTTGCATCTATGTCGGGATTCGGTACCAGCCCCTTGACAAAGGAAGCGAATATAAATATAATTGACGTAGTTACGGAGATTCTATGGAATCCATTGAGAAGCACATAGACAAAGATAAGCAACTGATTGACGATCCACTAGCAAATCCTGCAGCACGCAGACACGCTAAAGCGGAATTACATGACTTAGAAGAGTATGCAGAGCACCACAAAGATGAAATCAAAGCTGGTGATCACCACGACCCTAACGCATTAGAACTATTCTGCGACCAAAATCCAGAAGAACCAGAATGCTTAGTGTATGACGACTGAATTTATTAACATCGATGCACCTTATAGTTTCATCGGTGGTGGGAAGATAGAAGAATCAGTAGTAGATGGTGTTCTAGATTTCTGGGACACCTGCGATTACCTAGAGAAACAAGAAGGATACTCTGGGGGTGCTTTTGGTGCGAAGGGAGGAGTTGATAAAGATATCAAAGACTCTATTGATATGACTATTCCTAGGTATATAAAGGATAAAAGAATAACTAATTACATTGATGCTCTCGCAGAAGTAACTAGAGAGTACTGTAATTACTGGACAATGCTAAAGACTATCCACTGGGATTTGATAGAAGATTTTAATATACAGTGGTATCCAAAAAGCGGTGGGTTTAAGAAACTACACTGTGAGAGGAACAGTGCACATCCTGAGTGTACCAACCGTGTGATGGCATGGATGACATATCTTAATGATATTCACGATGGAGGAGAGACATTCTTTGATGTGCAGCAGTGTAAAGTTGCACCAAGAAAGGGATTGACTCTCGTCTGGCCAGCAGATTGGACACATATGCATAAGGGATATCCTGCACCAACTGAGGAGAAGATGATTATTACAGGATGGTATGACCTCATTATATGATAAACTAATACTTGGTCATTATGAGAACAAGAAGCAAGCATATAGTAACCCTACCAAGTGGCCATGGGTTAATATCTTGTACACCAAGATCAAACCAGATGTTCTAGAACTAAAGCAATGGTATAACTATGATGGTGAGGAGAAACCTTACAGACACTATCATATAACATTTAGATATGAATATGAGGATACGGTATTTACTAAAGCACATAATCTCTTAACTGATAAAGAGGGGTGTGAAATGCAGTGGGGATACTTTGCAGGTACATGGTATGGTGAGATCAAAGGTGAATGTATAGTCAGAGATACTAAAGTTGTTAGTGCTGTAGAATTTGATGGTACAAACTACAGGTCAATTGACACTGGATATAACATAGAAACAGGAAAATTTTCTTGGGGTAAAGAACCGTCTGAGGGGTTCTTCACTTTTACTAAGCTAAATAATTCGAGGATACTAGATGTAACATAATGGCAATTGGAGGAAAGACCGATTTTGCAGGTCGTGATGGATTTAACTGGTGGGTAGGTGAAGTAGAAGACATACTTGACCCATCCCAGTTGGGACGTGTAAAGGTTCGTATTATTGGTTGGTATACCAGTAATAAAACTGATGAAAATGGAGACGCAGCACACTGGAACGAATTACCAACAGATATTCTACCATGGGCTACAGTTCTACTCCCAACAGATAAACCGCAGACCAAGAACGCAGGAACTACTACCGAACTACAAGTCGGTGCTAGTGTCTTGGGCTTCTTTTTAGATGGTGAAGAAGGTCAACTTCCATGTGTTATGGGAGCATTTAGAGGATTTAAGCACGCAGAGAGATCTAATGAGGCAGGTGCTAGTGGTGTAGAACGTGGAACACCAAACCAACTAGGAAGAACTACTATTGCTGAGCCGACTGTAGGTGCAGCACTAGCAACTGATACTCCACAGCAGAAAGCAGTCAATAATCAATTTGCACTAGGTGGTCACCCATTCGCTAAGGTACAAGGTCAAACACCTGGTTCTGCAGAGGGTGGAGAAGAATATGCAAGGGGAGCAGTATCTAAGGGTGAAGTAGATACACCATTTAACGTATATACAAACCCATTAGGACCACCAGGTTTAGCAGGTGGTATCGCTGATGGTACTACAGGTCCCGCAAACAATGGTTTTAACCTTGATATGAAGAGGATGCTATCTGACATTGGTGTGCAGGTAGGTGGTCTAGCAAAGGATAGTGATACTGGTAACTTTATGTCTGCTATCACAGGTAGATCAGTACAAGGTAAAGCAATACTTAATCAACTGTCTAACCTTACTAACTATGTGACTAACGCAGTTAGTGGTATGTTAGCACCTTTAAAGGAACTAGCAGCAAGAGTTATACAGCAAGCAATTGATACTATATTAGGACTAATATCTAACATGGTTCCAGTTGTTGTGGTAACAGCAATCGGAGCAATCTTAGAACTTATATTTGCTATGTTCTGTAAACCTACACCTGCATGGGTGTCGGTCATGGGAAATATAATGGGATTCATAACGAACTATCTGAATAAGATATTCGATCAGGTGATGGATTTCGTGCAGGAAATGGAGTCTTCCATTACTAATTGGGTTGAGTCTGCAATGTCTGGTATCCAAGGACAAATTTGTAAGGCACTCAACTCTATCAACTCGGCAGCAAGTGGTATATTTGCAGGGGTAACGACAGCGAAAGGTGCATCAAAACTTGCTGATGGTATCAGTAGTATATTCTCTCTTGACTTCACTAAGTTAGACTTTAAGTCTATCCTTAGCATATTAAAAGCAATTCTTGCACTTATTCTTGGTGGTAAAGGTTGCAACAGAGAAAGTCGAAAACCGAAAGCACAGGCATGGGTTCCTCTCTTAGGAACCACACAGTGTGACCCTGATAGTCTTAGTGGTGTAAATGGTGTTGGTGGTGGTAATTATGATAGTTGCCCACCATCGTCAGGAACTGCAGGAGGTGGTTTACTGAACATGTCTGGTGGTGAACCTGAGTCTGGTGGATTCTATGATGACTTCTTTAAGAATGTTAATCCATTCTTGATGGAGACACAGACATCACTCAATGGTACTAGAATCCTTAATGATGCAACGCCAGGTAAAGAGAAGTTTGTTGTTTCAGGACCAGGTGGTGTTACCAACTTCCAAGATAAGATGGGTAATGAGCACCTCAATGCACCAGGTAATAGCACATCCATCATCGGTGGTGACCAATGTCAAGCTATTAAAGGTAACCATGTTCATACTGTAGAAGGTGATTACTACCTCAAAGTTATGGGGGATCTTCACATTGAGGTTTCTGGATCTATGAATACTCACGTATCAAATGGTCCAGGTGCTCAAGCATCTGATGCTAATGGTGGATTTGCTAGTGGTAGTACATGGAATGATCAGAAACCATTGCAAGCAGCAGGGGCAAGTAACAAATATACTGCAGGTGGTGTTAATGTAGCAACTGATCAGATGGCAGCAGTATTGCAGGATAAGGTTGCAAAGAGAAACAAACCACAGTTTGATGTAGAAGTTGCAGAAAGAGAAGCAAAATCCTTACACACAGTAGCAGGTGACTACGATTGTAACTATCAAGGTGACTGGACAGTACAGGCAAACAAAATAAACATGACAGCGATATCCGCTATCAACCTTAAGGGTCAGGATATCAATAACGAGGCAGCATGTATAACTAACACAGCTAACGGTGAGATTATTAATGAAGCAAACTGGATCACATCATTCTTAAACTGTGGTAGGTTTGATATTATTGGTATATTCCAATTGATGCCAGTCATAACAGGACAATTTAGTATAGTAAAAGGATCTATTGTAGATGTCACAATGGATGCACCATTTCCAGGTGTGTCTCCACCTGCACATGTTCGTCTATCATTGGGTACTACAATGCCCACAGCTATGGCAGACATAGTAACAGGTGCAACACCAGGTGGTCATATGACATTAGTGGCCAGTCCGACAGGTGGCATAGGAGAGGTTGTAACTGCAGCAAAAGGTGCTATAATAAATCAGGTAACTTCTGGCATAGCGTCCTACGGTGTAGGAGTAGGTTTCAGTGCTTTCGGTACTGGACTTGGAGCTTGCCAGATTTACGGTCTTCCTGTTATGCTTAACTAATGGATGATTTAATGGAGCATTTAGTCGAGTACATCGAACATGCCTTTATTCATATCTCTACAAGACGCATAGTCATTAGAGATGAAGAGGGGTATACTGAAGAGTACCGATTTGAGTTTGATGAAGAAGGGATGCAATCCTATTCTGATATGGTGAACTTATTACAGGACTTTCTGGAACCTGATGATCTTACTTTCGTATTCTAATGAACAATCTAATAGAAGTATCACCCGATGAGGTTAGCAATAACCTAGGGTTCCTCTTGACATTATTGGAAAGAGGTCATACAATAAAGATTCTGCAGGAAGGCAAACCATCTATCATAATGGCAGAAGTTCCTGAGTTTA